AGTCTTTAATTATTTAGACAAAAAAAAGACCCCCTCGGAGAGGGAGTCCAAAGAAACCTGAAGTGATGGATCACATCAAGTTGATAACTTGTACTCTTCTGTAGTACATGTTGGCGTTTGCCGAAAGTGTTTCGCCATCTGGGGTGCCGTTGTATGCACCGTTGGTGGTGACGAAAGGATTGCTGACCATGCCGTAGCGAGTCTTGAAGCCAATCTTGGGCTGGAAGGTCTCGGGATCGATCGAGCGAACCATCTGGAGGGGAACGTAAGGACAGTAGAATAGTCCTGCGTCGTAAGGCGATGTACCTTTGTATCCGATGACGTAGTAGTGCTTGTCGGAAAGGTTAGCAGCATAAGGATCAACGTAGACCTTGATGCGACCGTTGATTGTACCAACCGAAAGGTTGCCAGTGTCATCAACATCACCGATGGAAGGACCACCAGCACCAGTTAGACCACTGCTGTAGTCAAGAACGCCTGCCATTGCGAGTGCCGAAGCAACATCAGCAGAACAGATCAAGAAGTTGCCCTTTCCTCTACGAGTCTCTTGTGCGATTGCGTTGGCATCGCGCTCGATTTGGAAGAGAAGACCCTTGAATTTCTCAACGGACCAGCGACCATTGCTGTCAACGTCTAGGTCAAAGATACCTGCGTTTGCAACGTTGTTTTGAGCACCGACTTTAGCAACCTGATATACTGTACGTACAACTTCACGGTTGATTTCTGCAAGGACTTCACTAGACAAGATGTTAGCAAGTTCTTGCTCTGCATCTAGACCATGAATCGCCTTGAGGTCTTGTGCCAGTTCCAAGGTGTACTCTGCTTTGAGAGCTCTGGACTTTGCAGTCACAGAAGTCTTCTCAATGCTGAATGACATCTCACGGAACAGACGGGAAGCTTCGCCCATCTTCTCCAAGTTCTCACGGCTCATGCCACGACCTACTTCGTAGGTGCCAGGTGAGGAGTCGTTAAGGAGTGCAGGGTTGTTGCCTTCGGAGTCGCCACCAACACCAGCGCCAGTTCTAGGTGTATAAGCACCTACTGTAGCGTCATGTGCTGTGGAGAATGCACTGTCAGGCTCGTTGAACAAGGCTTCTTCGCCGCCTTGGTTCTCGTAGCGTGAGCGCATTGCGAAGATTAGTCCAGTAGGACCACTCATTGGTTGGACGCCACAAACGTCATATGCCATTAGGTTAGGCATTGCACGACGGACGAGGCTGATGAGTACAGGGTCGAAACCTGCAAGACCAGCGGTGTTAGCGTTGCCGAGTGCGCTGCCAGCAGGAGAAACAGTACCAGCACCTAGGCTGTTAACTGCAACTTCATTTAGCATACCGCGCTCTTCGCGCATGAATCTTTCTTGGTTCTCCAGGAGGACGGAGGTGACAGCTTTCTTGTAACGGTTATCGATAGGCGAGGAGCCTTCGTGACCAAGAACAGGTGCCCACTTTTCCTGAAGATGTTCTGCGTTAAACATTTTCTTTATTGGATTAGGGAGTTAAATTATTATGAGTTCCAGCGACTGATAGCATTGAGGTATGCCGCCATTGCTGGGGTTACTTCTCCGCCTTCAACTGGTGCTTCATCAGTAGCTTCTGCTGCAGGTGTAGCAGGGTTTGCTGGGAAGTATGATTCACGGAGGGTCTTAACCTTCTCTGCGAACTTCTCTTCCGACTCAAACTCTACGCCTTCTGCTAGAGATGCCAACTTGTCTTTTTGTGTATCTACAAGACCTTCTGAAACAATGTTCAGAATTACAGTTTTTGCAGACTCATCTAGACGACCTTGAAGTTTCACGTTGCGCTCAATCTGTTCGTTGAGGCTGTCTTCCATCTTACGAATATCTTCGGACATTCCTTCCACGACATCAACTTTGTCGTCAGGAATATTAATATAATGTTCTTGGAAGAGATTCTTGAGTCCAGCGATGAAGTCTTCAGTAATCTCGTTACGAATACCACGATCGATAGATACTTGGTTCTCTTCCAACCAAGTTTGAATTGCGTACTTAATAGTACCACCTACTTCTTCTGCAAGTTCTGCTTTAACAGATGCAACTCGCTCGGAGAGGTTAGTCTCAAACTGCTCTTCGAGTTTTGCCCACTCTTCAGATAGTTTGGATTTGACTGCTGCTTCAAAAATTGTCGTTGCTTTTTCTTTGAACTCTTCGGTGAGTTCTGTACCTTCGGTAAGCGCAGCAACGTCTGCACTCATGTCAAGGGACTCGAAGGAAGGCTTGATTGGATATGTTACATCAGGACCAGTGCTGGTAGCATATGCTGCATCGGCACCAACGGTAACAGTCTTGCCCTGATCGCCAGCATCGTTGATGCTAGAAGTCTGTGCTGTGCCATCGCTCTGTGCGCCTTTAGCACCAACAGGAGCTGATGCTTTAGCACCAGGATTGTCTTCGCCCTCATCGTTTCCGTCTGGACGTGGACCACCATTATCGGTGACTGACTGTTGAGCGCCGTAACCGTTGACAGCATCAGTACCTACAGTTCCTTGTCCTTCGCCAGCTCCAGCTTTGGAGTTGACTTCGGTCTTGGATTGACCAGCAGGTGCGGATCCACCACCAGGAATAACTGCTGCAGATACGGTTGGCATAGGATCGCCAGCCTCAACAACTAAACCTGATTCAGTTACAAACTCCTCAAATTTTTCCTTTAACATATCTGACATGTGAGTTTCCCCTTGAATTTCTATAGCGATTTCTATGATTATTTATTAAGTTAAAGATTTGACAAGAAGTGTTCAAAGACCTTTAGAGTCCTTTCTTCCAGTTCTTTCTTGGATGATTCACTAATGTATCCCTGGTATTTAGCAACGGTTTTCTCTTTTAGGAGTCCGTTGTCCCATACCCATTCCTTTCCTTCCATGATGCCGTTTACAAATGCATCAGGAGCAGAAGGATCTGCTACGATATCAGCAGCAGTCGCAAGCATAAAGTCATCCATAACATAATTAGCGTCTTCACGCTTATCAATGCTACCCATGCCGCGAGAAGAAACACCAAGTTTCACACCCTCACCAAGGAGAGATTTGGCAATGTTGCCCATTGGTGTGTCAAGAATTCTTGCCTTGCCCACGAAGTTATTACCTTCAGCCTTGAGTGTTGTGATCCTGTGGGATACACGATCAAGGTTTACAGTAGGACCATCGGGGTGACCTAATTCTCCTAGCGCACGACCTTTCGATACGTACTCTTCATTATAACGACCTACTTCTTTTTCCAGAACAGAAAATGGATATACTCTTCCGTTACGGTTTCTTACTTCCGACTGGAGGAATACACCCTCAATGTAGAGACACTTTTGACCGTCTTTTTCTTCGGTCAAAAGTTTGACCTCCTCAATGTTTTCTGTAATGAGTTTCATTCTTCTGGAGTATCTGTAGGTTCATCAAAGTAGCTAGATGCTACACTTTGCTTGTACTGATCAATAACGTCTTGTGCTTTGCCGTATAGATAATCGTTAATCTTATCTAACGCATCGCCACGCTTCTTGTCAGCAATCAAATCAACAATGTCAACGAGTTCAGACTCTAATGGTGTGTCCATATTATAATCAAGAGTTATATTTTATTTATCAGCTTTAGGTTTTGCAGGCGAAGCAGCAGGTTTCAACTTATCCATTTCCTTTGCTTTATCTAGTTCTCTGGCAGCATCGTCTTCCGCAGATTGTGCATCTAGTTCAGGTTTGAAAGCATCGTTTTGACGATCCATCATATCCATAGACGTGACATCAACAGGGTCAATTACCATACCACTGTCAATATCAACACGCATCTGCTTATCGATTTCTTTGTATTCCTTCTCGGTCTGCATGAGAACCTGACGACGGATGTATTCTGTGGAGAAATACTTACCAACGAAAGGATCCATTTGTGTAACGAGAGTGATACGTTGCATCATCATCTCCTGTTTCTTCAACTCATTGAAGTGATTGTCAAACAGGAAGTCATACTGAATATGCTCTTCCATGTCCTCCCAATCTTCAGGAGCGATGACACCCTTGAGGATGAGTTGAGTCTTGAGAATGTCGTGGAACAAACGAGAGAAACGCTTGCGTAGACGACCAATGAACTTACTAAACTTCAGTTCATCACGTAGAATCTCTGTAGACTTGCCTAGGTTAAATGCTTTGTTATCGTCAGTAAGACGAGAGGGTGGTAGGTTCAGTGAGTTGTAAAGTTTCTTTCTAAAATACTCAACGTCCTTAAGCTCACCTAGGTTCTGACCACCAGGCAACGTAGTAATTTCAGTACCACGTCCACCTTCTCTACGAGGCAACCAGAAATCCTCAAGCATACTCATATGCTTTTTGTCATCACGGATCTCACCAGTGCTCGCATCATATACAAGCTTGTTGCGATAACGTGCCATGACATCACGGAGGTATTGTTCCGCTTTGACTTTAGGTAGGTTACCTACATCAATGTAAAAGATGCGACGTTCTGGTGCTCTTGATAGTCTGTAGATAACAAGACTATCTTCAATCATTCGTAGTTGATTGAGGGACTTGATTGCTTTATGCAAGAAGGACAAACTGTACTTCTTGTTGAGATCCATAACGCCAGAGTTTACTGTGGCGATAGAGTCTGAAGCAATCTTGATTCCATTATTAGTTGAGAAATCTGATGCACTGTTATGTGGCATCGTCATCGAACCAGAGAAACCCTTTGGTTGATAGATGTAATACTCTACGTAGTCGCCCCAATCATACTGCAACGCAGTACCTTTGACAGCTTGAGGATTTGCTGCAACTTCTGGATTGACAATCTTTTGACGAACTTTACGAATCTTGACTGCATCAATGTTTCGTAGTTCTAGAATACCTGCTTTGGGGTTTTCAAGATCGATGACCTTGTGGTAATATACCCTACCATCCACATACCAATTACGAATAATCTGATGAGCGTTCTTGTCAAAGTTCAGCATCTTCATGATGTGGTCGAACTCATCACGGATCTTTTTCTTGACCCCTGAACCCATACCTAAATTTGACAACTCAATTTCAACGGGTGCATCGTCAGCATCACTGACAACAAACTCGTTTACGATTTCATCGATTGCGGTGTCTACCTCTGGGTGTAGCGACATGTCTCTATATCGCTTGAGTAGTTCATACTCATTCTTGGAGACGCCTTCAACATCTACGTATGTACCAAAATAGCCACCTGCTACGGTGGCTACTGCGTCATCACTATTAGGGGGAACAGGGGATTGACCCTTATTCCCCCCGCCGTCTTTGATTAAAAAACCAAATAGTTGACTCATAATTAATCGATCTGATTACCTGATAATACTATTTATCAGGTCAGAAAATCATCCTTGTAGGTTACTATCGCCAGTATCTACAGTCCAGTAAGAATACTGGAACTCAACAGTGAACTCTTCAATCTGATCATTGCTGTCATAAGCAAGATCAATCTGGGAGACGCTAGTTGGGAATGCATGGCGCAAAGTATACTGACGAAGAACAGTGTTGCCCTTACCAGTATCATCGCCAGGTGTAGCATCCTTGCGGAGTTGCTTGACGATGATTGGTTGCATGTAACCATCAGCCTCACTTGGTTTAAACAGCGGTGCGCTGTTAACCTCATGAGAGTTCATCGAAGCCAACCAAGACTCGAACTTACTACGAATCTTCATTTCCTTATCATTGAAGAAGGTTGCAGACCAGGTGTCGAATGTACGATCACCAACGATCTTGACAGTTCTTCCTCTGAAAGGAACCTCAATCACTCCCAAGTTAGATGCTGGGAGTGCTGTGGATTTGCAAAGTAAATTTACATCATCATCTTCCGATCCACCTGGGAAAGGAATCTGAACGTAGAACATATTGGGCTTGACGCCCTCACCAATACGTTGAATAAAAGAATTAATACCAGCCATTGTTTTTGCCTCTATGGATATTTGATCAGGAACCGACTACTTCGCTGAACGAGACGCCAGTCTTCGTTGCAGTGAATGTAACTGTGATGTAGTTAATAGAGCGAGTTGGTTTCAGGAATAGTTCTGCAACAAACTCGTTACGATCAATTACGTCAGGGGTGTTATTGGACTCATCACATACCACGAGGAAATCAGTTACGCCACGACGTGCTTGAACTTCTGCCATGTAGCTGCTTGCAGCTGCTAGGAATGAAGAACGAGTTGTCGCATCGTTTTGCTCAAATAGAACTGTTTTTGCAAGGTCTCCGATTCTCTTCTCAACATTGAGGAACAGACGGCGAACGTTAATACGATCGAAGGAAGAAGGTGATGCAAGTGCAGTCTTGTCGCCAAACAGAGTGACGCCACTACCAGGGAATACAACAACAGGGTTGATTCTGGACTGATAAAGTTCGTCTCTGTCTGCCTTGCTTGGGTTGTATGCTAGTTTAATAGCATTACGTAGGGAACCTCTGTTGACACCAGCAGGGGAATACCAGTCATCTAGGAGGCTACTAGTAGCAACACATAGACCAGCGATATCGCCATTGCAAGGAATGTAGCGATACTTGTCGTTGAAGCGATCGTAGAAATACTTGTAACCGCTATCAAATACGGCGTATGACGTGGAAGTCATGCCGTTAAAGAAGTTGAGAGTGTTCTCTCTTTGCTGGATTGCAGTTAGTGCGCCAGCAGTTCCAACTTGGGTGCCTTTGTGTGGAGAAACGAATGCGATGCAATCCTTTCTTGCTGCTGCGATACTAATGACCTTATTTGCTTTTGCTTTGGTATCAGTTTCGGTAGCGAGCGAACCACCCATGAGAACAAAGTTCAGGGTAGGAACTAGTTCGGTATCAGAGAACTCATCAAATGCTGCTTCAATTTCAGCAGGGGTGTATACGTAGTCGTCAACACCACCAGATAGAGTCCATGCTTTTGCACCAATTAGGAGCATCTTACCAGCAGAATCTGCAGCAAGCTGATCTAGTGGAGTACCACCACCAGCAGATGCAGGTTGTGTTGGGGCAGGGATTACTGTGCCGTTAAAGAAGA